TATTGTTGTTTTTTTTTTTTAATTAAGCCGCGACCATCCAAATTTACACCTAAGCCTTCGGCGGCAGCGTCAAGTTTATCCAGGATACTTCAGAAAGTGAAGGGATGAACATCATTCCACTTGATAATAAGGTTAACAATGTGAAGTTCTTAGAAGAGTACTCAAAAAGAGTTCTCCCTGAGTATTCTAAGGCTATACATGATGCCTTTAATGTGACTCGTGAGCTTCTGTTATCGAGCTTCTTCAATAATGAGCTGACCAAGTTTAAGGAGTGCTTTGTTCGGAAGAATGTTGCAGAAAGGATTGCATTTAGTCTCGTAGGCACACTCGCAATGTATGAAGACGATTGCTTTGACCATAGAAAACCTTTTGATGATTACACTATTGAGACCATACTCCTCAATTCCATTGGTAGTGAAAACGGATTCTATGAACAAAAGGCTCTTGATATTATATACGGGGACGATGATGATAGACCTGATAGTTTCGATACTGATGACTTTATCTCTATGCTCAAGGACGAGGATACCATTGACGCATTGTTGTCTCTACTTAATGAAGAACTTATGGATGCTCTTCAGGAGAAAGTACCTCATTTGTCTAATGCGCACCATGTGTATAAGTCAATGTTCGCTTTAATCCCGAATTTTGACGGAAGTACTGACGTGGCTGACTTATCGGGAATTAAAGATGCTTATGACCTCCCTGAGGTGGCTTCAGTTATATCCAACTTCTTGGTTGCTTTAGTGCATTTGTTTGGAGAACTCCCTGAATCTTCCAAGGACATTAGAGCCGAGCTTAATGTGTTAAATAGGGCGCTCAGAGATAGCTCAAACGCCTCGCATAGGCATATACCTGCTGTGGTAGATATTATTGAGTCTGTTCTTATGGAGGATGATGATTATCTTTTGAACATAAGGAAGTCGTGTTTTTCTTATTCTTCTGATAGTTTTATAGACGCAGTATCAAGTGTATCCCGAGGTTATTCGTCTGTAAAGATACGAGAGCCATTCATACATATCGCTCACGTTATAAAATACGATAGCGAGTCTAAATCCACAATGGATGATAAGCCTCTTCGTATTGAATACAAGGATACCTCAAAGTCTCCTTTTAATGCCCCATTTTTAGAAGCGTTTAATTCATTTATGAAGAGACCTAATGGGTCTAAACGTATGGTTGAATTTGAGCTGAGTGACGGGACTACGTTGTCATATGGAGAGCCATTCTTCTTATCTTATTGGAAGTGTCGTCCTTCATATTATGACTTCAATTTTGTAGAGGATGATTCAAGCGATGACTTTGTCGTTGAATCTAAGATTGCAGTGACTTTTGATTTAGATTAAGATTATATATATGGCAATAATAGACGTAGATGTCCTGATGAAGAAGTTCGGGGACAAAAAGGACATATTCATCACCCGAGAGGTGGATGAAACTATAACCGCTCTTCCTCAAATCAATGGAGCAGGTAGTTATATTGATAAGTACATATCAAGCGATGTGCAATCTATAATGGATGCTTTAAGCAAGAGCATCAGGGATGGGGTGTTAAATGAGTCGGACATGAGTGAGTTCTTTTATGAGAATATAGACCCTGACCATGCAAGATTCCCTGACATCATTGGATACGTGGCAAAAGCATCTGTATGTCGGTTCTTTAATTCCGAACTAATCGGCAAAGGGGAGGAAGTGTTTGATGTTAACTTTTTCAAGAATGCGTTCCTTACTGCATTTGAAGACCATGGCGTTGACCTTGACGATGTAGAAGAAGAAGACTTATACTACTTCTACGACATGGCTGTTGATTTCATTGACACAGACTATATTGGGAAGTATTTGTCATTCGCATCTAATGAGATAATCACACCAACCGACATCCCAATGGTAGTATCGTGTGACGATGATGATGACCTTAATTTGGTTGATTTAGCTGGACTTATAGATGGAGTAGATGACTCACATAAACCCATTGAAGACCTAATGAATACATTTGGTTTTATGGTTACAATCTTGGGCATGATGAATGTCAGTTGCGAGCCTATCCTTAAATTCAGGGGAGACCCTAATGGCTTAGTCGATTTCATTAGCAAAACGCATGAAGACTACACAAATGACACGTCCGTGCCGTTGCTGGAATTATTCCCATCTCCTATATATGCTTCAGATGAGACAGCCAAGATGGCGAAGCTGTTGTTTGAAAACTCGGATGACGAGATAAGGTCGATTGCTGAGGAAATATCAGAGAACATGTTCATGTCGCTTTTTGAAGAATCAATTGAAAGCCCAATTTCATCTCTTTACTTCACCTTTGAGTCCGATGAAGATAAGTTGATTATGGCTAAAAACGTAGCTATGGACAATGCTGGGTTTGAAGATGAGATTTACAATAACATTTGCTTGCTACGCAGTTTGTTCAAGAGATTGTTCTTTAAGAATCACGAATACGAACATCATTTCAAATATAATGATAAGACCTACATCGTGAAAGATATGGTTTTGCCTTTGTTCTTTGGTACACAATACGAGATGTCCAAAGACGAGCCTTCAGGTGTAGTACAAACAAGTGTGATTTATATGAACTAAGGAGTAAAGCCCTTGTGCAACGAACGCACAAGGGCTTGCTTTTTACGATTATATTGACTACCTTTGTGCTGTACATAAAGTCTAACTCATTCATTATTTTCATTATGTCAATCATACCATATGAGGTGCTTTTCCCAAACACGGAATCAAACGGCTCGCTCTCTATCACTCAGGAATCCGATGTAATCACAATCGCCCAAGGCGTTCGAGCTTGTAGCTACGTATCCGATGTCGTAGACTCCGAGTTTAATATGGCGGTTGATAGAATAAATATGTTCATCGGTGCTCTTGAATCGTATATCATCACCGAGGCATCAAAGATAGACAACCAGCTTTTATATGATACTATATGCGGGCTAAAAGGCACAAACTTAGCACATAGTATGGCTCTTGGTTGTATGCTTTATGCTGGTAGGCATATAGGCGAATGCAATTACTCTACCATCTTAGACCAGCTCCTTGAAAGCCTAATTGACTTCTCATATGTAAGCATCTCGAAGCCACGACTTACGTTCGATAGCACTCCTCCGCCCCTGATAATATATAGCGCATCAGATATGAAATCTGACCTTAAAGAGGTTACGCTAAAAGCTATTGAGACGTTTAACTCCCATTGCTCAATGGACTACCTTGCCGCTCTTAATGTCAATCTCCTCAGGAATATATGTATTACATCGGATGAAAAAGATATACTTCAGGTGGTTAACCTTGAAATGTCTAATTCCGTGATGAAACAGCTTCTCGGGTTGAATGTGGTAATGAGCATGATATATGAGTTGTGCGTATATATGGCGAGTGCCAAAGATAAAAGGATTGCAGAGGAGTTTATTGAGGCGACTATTGATGGCATTTATGGCATCAATACCCTTGAGCTTGCCACAATAGAGAGCTTGGCAGATAGTCTTAGGAAGAATGCTATATACGCATATGAAGATGGGAACTCTGTTTACCACAAATTCCATCAAAATGATGGGGACATCTACAAATATAAGCGTTATGAGAATTGCGCAGAAGTCGCTTTCCCTGATAAAATGGTAGGCATTGGGCGTTCTTCAAACCTCTCAGATTTGAGCAAATATATGGTGGAGAATGAATCATCCTTGAGCAATACGACTTCGTCTAAGTTGGAGGCTGAGGCTCAAATGATGTGTTCAGTGCTTGGTCATCGTTCCAATGGTGAGTACAGCATTCCGATTGTTAATGACAAAGGAGAGCTTATCTACATCAATAGGTTTGTCGGTTTTTATAAACTTGAAATCTTCACTTCCGATAATGTTATTTGTTTCCCATCCACTTTCGAACAAATGTCGTATAACATCTTATTGGATTCCAATGTGAACCCAATGGATAAAACGGCATCCATTAAGCTGTCATATTTCACGAAGTTGAGTAAACCTTAGCATAAATCATAGTATAGGGAATGAATCAAGGATGGCGATTATAGGAGTAGATGTCTTGATGAAGAAGTTTGGCGGAGAGTCAGGCGGACATATATATGTAGTTGGTAACGATGAAATGAATCTTGCGGTTGAATTGGCTGGAGTAGATAACTACTTTTGTGATTCTATTGCATCGTACACCCATGTAATCTTCAAGCACATAGCGGACTCTGTTGCCATCTTTGAGATATGCAACACATCCCCTATCGTGTTAGGAGATGACGAGACCGATAGGATGTACTTAGAGGATGGATATGGTAGCACATCCCAGGCGAAGTTCAGTTTATTCAGTGCTCTTGCTGTTAGATTGCTGTTAAAAGACATCGCTCGTGATAAGTGTTATGGCGGGTCTGAGACTGATTTCGTTACAGATATGCTGTTGCGTATAAACGGGTTGTCAACGGACTCGTCTGACGCTAACCCATCCTCAAAATCGGAGTTAAAGCGATTAGTCAAAACTAACTTCAAGCCGTTTAATAGTGATATTGAGTTTGCGCTCAGCACCGCATTACCCAAGGAGAAGTTTATCATTCCCATTGTTATATGTGGTCAAGGGGACTCCGATGGCTTCTCCTTGGTTAACTATGAGCATCCTGATGATACGATTAGCACAAGCCCTGAAAGGCTTTACGACTTAAGAGATACGCTCAATACGTTACTCGCTGTCGCATCGTATATCTCGGAAAATGGTAGCGAATTAGGAAAGCTCAGAGAGGATTACTCTGACATTAAGAAGAAAGCGTATTCCCATATTCAACGTAAAGGGGTTTATTTCCAAGCAATGTTCTATGACCCAAGCGACCTTGCGGATAGGAACATTGACACCTTGTTCAGGAAGGGTGACGATGAAATACTCCGTATGGTAGATAAGTTCAAGGGAGACATTGACTCTTGCCTCAAATCTATGAAGGACGTGTATTACGAGCCGTTCATCCGAGGGTCTATGATAGCTCGTTATGACCCCGTTAAGAGCATTGACCCCGTAAAGGCTATGTCGGTGGATATTTCTGTTGAGGACAATTCATTTATTAGGATGATGAGGAATATCCTTTCAGGGTTCTACGGAGACGGGAATGGAAACTACTCCGTATATACAGAGGTTCTTGGTAGAGAGCTTGTTTTTGATAACCCAACCTTTGCAAACTCCGTACCATTGAAAATCTCCTTACCCGATGAGTGCGTGCATCATGATAAGAATAGCAAATCAACAGAGGTTGAGCTTAAATTAGAATTTGAAGTTAGATAAAGATATATGGCTATAATAGGTGTAGACGTACTCATGAAAAAGTTTTCACAGAGTACGCATATATATTCGGGAGATGAATCATCTGTGCTTACAGCAATTCCTCCTATACAAGAAGGAATCGGGAACTTTATAGGGTTTGCTAATGATGTAGTAGATGGTATTATCCGTTCTATCTTGAATGAGATAATGCTAAAAGGCAAGGTATTACCTTTGCCTTTTTACGAAGCTGTTGAGGCTATGTTTGATAAGCACGACAACTTTATGGATTTCTGTCGTCGACTATCTATTCGTCTAATGGGTATGTATGCAATTAGTATGTCGTCATCTTCAGATTTCAAGTGTGACAAAGAGGAGATGGAGAGTGTCATAAGTGCTACTTTGACCGATACTTCAAGCTCATTGTCTGTTAAGGTTACGGATGAATTGGTATCTCGTCTCGCTGAAAGTTTTTGTGATGGATTTGACGAGGATAGACTTGTGTCTATTTTTGAGAGGAATGAGTATGACGAGTTCTTCCTTTCGGATTACAACGTGGATGTAGCTATATCATCAAGTGGTAAAGGTGAGTCCGCTCTTAGTATTCTTGACCTACCATCTCAATATCCGATGTCACCTGAGTTTGACTATAGCCAATTGGATGATGCTGTAATGTTTATGGATATTGTTACATTTATCATAGGTCGTTCCATTATAGGTCGTTCTGATTCTGAGGAGGTTGTTTGTGATATAATAGACGAAAAGACCGATGTGTATGAGTTACTGAACGCTATGATGGAGGGATATGACGAGGGTGATGTTCCTGAAATACCTAAGTCTAAAATCACAGATGAACTAATAAGCCGTCTTCGCACAAGAACATATGACGAGATAAGAGATGTCTTCCTTTGGTCCAAAGGTATTATTGAAGAGGTTCTTGTAGGCGAGATTGCTTTTTCCGAATACTTGTGTCCTGAAATGGGTGATGATGGCTTTGCATTGGGTGAATTAGACATTACCGCTAAAGTGTCGTCAAATGGGCATATTGAAATTGATACGCCCGAAGAGAGCGATTACAGAATGAATGGTGCAGATGCCTTTGTCGAAAAGCTAAAACTATTTAGAGCTTTGTTTTCGGATGACAATGGCGAGGTATCTATCGTCTTTGAATCTAATCACGAGCAGTACATAGTTAAGGATGTTGTTCGTCTCTCTGTCGCTTTACCTGATGTTTATTTTGATTTTTACAATTCAAGATTAGACGAAGAAGGTAATTTATATATAAATTTCTCTATATCACTAAAAAGTTAATACATATATGTCAATAATAGACGTAGAGACCTTGATGAAGAAATTTGGTGATGCAAGTCACCTGGTCAATGGAGAAACAGAGGTTCTGAATATAATACAATCAGTTGATTTCTACGACTTCTTTGATAGGAAGTTTAGCAAGTTTGGAGAGATAGATGTGGAGCACTACATTGGATATATGTTCAAAGTCGCAGACGAAAAGGGTCTTACGCACGATATGTTCAAAGCGATTACAGCTGATGAGACCAAACAAAAAATGTTGCGAGATACACTTCTTCGGTCTTTTACGTTTGGCATTATGGCTAATAATGGACGGAGTGTCAGTGATTTCAAAGGACACATATTACACGTGTTAGATATTTGTGGGCTGGATGGAGTTGAGGATGAATCTGTTTTGGATGCTTTGGCGAAGGATATTGAGGATACAAGCGCCGCATTCTCTGCAAAACTTATCATGTCAGAACGTGGCGGAGTTCCTCGAGATATACACTCCGCATTTATATGCACTTATGACAGCAATGGGCTTAGAATGTCCGATTTGTCGGAATGCAGTGACCAAGTTAAACGGAGTATTTTGACTAAACTTGATGAGTATATTGATTTTATCAAATCCTTAGTTTGTACCATTAGGAAAAACACCGATGAGTTAAATTCTTTCAAGGGAGATGTTGATGGAGCATTTGATTATATTGTTAAAAATAACAAATTCAAAAAGCCGTTCAGTTATGATGACAATGTCAAGAATATGATAAATGGCGTTCTTGGACGTGTTTGGGAGTGTTATGAATGGCTTGGTGATAATTTCTTCGGTGATTTTAAGTGGTTGCTTGGAACACCAACTGAATTTATGAATGCGAATTATGGATATATTGCATCATCACTTAGTGGGGAGTTCAGTAGAACCAGCTTTGTATCTGATATTCATGTGAGTGGAGTAGAGTCGCTATTCGCTATAATGAAGTTCTTGTTTGGTGGAAAGGATGGGAATTATGAATTTTCGTTCAATGTAGATGGAGAGGAGTTTCTTGTGAGGAATTTCGTATATTCAGGGGGCTTCCGCTATTTTATGGGAATGTCTGCGCCTCATAAAACCAAATACGGAATGGGACTTTTCATGGAAAATATGGAAGGGTATAAACATAGGAATAAAGCTGAATACGTAAAGTTAACGAAAGATAATGATTGGAGATTCGCATTAAGCGGACGTGCAAAATTAGACTCATGGCAATAATAGACATAGATGTTTTAATGCGAAAATTCGCAGGTAATCATATAGTGTCAAATACTAAAGATGAATCCTTGTTCATCTTAAATGGGGCAGAAGAGTCATCTGTTGACTTCTATAAGGGTGTTCTTGTTGACAGCCTTAAAGGGGCTAATGTAATGTATAATGACTTATGGGATATATTCAAGAGGGAGATGCGTAATTGCACATTCGGAAAGAAGATTAGCCCGATACTACTTGATGAAAAGTCGGAAGAATATCTTTTGCTTACCCTATATGCTGTTGAGATAGACTACATTCAAGACCCTTTTGATGACATCAATGATAATATGGCGAATGAAGTCGGTAGACTCATAATGCTTTTCCTGAGAAAGAAAGGGTTTAATCAGGGTGAAGCATATACTATATATCACAAGAAAGACTCCGCCATAAGCCAAGAAGAGTACTCCGTTGAAGATGCCATTGACGACATATTCGATTCGGGTGTCTTTGGAACAATCAACCAGGAAATGGTGAAGATGTCTCACGATAATGACCTTGGAGCTTTGTCTCGTGTTTTAGTTTCAAAGTACAATCAGGGATATAAGAATGTATTTGGTGGCAAGGAGCAGTTTATTGTCTTCCATCCTGATGAAAGAGGAATAACGAGTAGGCTGTCAAATGAGACCGATAGGATAGGAGATGAAGATACTCGTAGTGTATCTAATTACTTGAATCTTTTCATCTTCTCGCTGGTTGAGTTCGTGTCTAACGTGTACAATGATTCCAAGCAAGATGATAGTCACGAAGAGATACTAAAGAAGCTAAGGAATAAAGCAGATAATATGCCCAATACAGAGTGCATAAGTCATCTTGACGAAAGCGATAAGATGTCCTTACGGAAATGTATTATTGATTTCACGGAAAGAGCCAAAGATGATAACTCGGTTGATATATACTCTTTATTTGGCGACCTTTCGTTTAGGTTTAACCATACGTTCAAAGGCGTTAATAAACTTGCTCATAGTGCGAAAGATTGGATTGACCTGACGTACAACACAAAAAGTAGCTGTTCGGCATGTCTGCGGAATGATGGTTCGTTCTCCGTGTTCATTACCAACGATGAAGACTTGGTACGTATATCAGAGTACCATTACTCATCTCAGAACCTTTGTAGATGCCTTGATTTGTTTCTGCCGAAAGAGGATGGTGTTACCTATATTGACATCTCGTTGCCGAGTGGGTCGTCTTTGAGGGTGTACAACCCTATGCTTTCTTTTGTCGTAGATGGATTATCCATCCTTGAGGATATGGTGAATACAGAACGAAAGGCATCCTATTTTGAAATGTACGATAGTGATTTGGACGCTGATAGCCCAACCTTAGACGGACATTTCAAAATGTATTTCAATTATATGTAGAGCTAATTCTACTCCACGAACGAGTCCCTATGCCTGCTAAATCAGGTATAGGGATTTGTTTATATATAGAATGGCTATTATAGGAGTAGACGTTTTGATGAAGAAGTTTGGGAATGGAAGCCACATTAACCCAAAGCTATCGGATGATGATTATGTAACACTTGTCGCACCGAAGCAGGTGTTTGACAATTTTGTTAGACATGTTGAAGGCTTTGAGAATAATAGTGTTCCCACTGCGCTAACCTATTTCTGTGACGAAGTACGCACGTATTCAAGGGTGTTTGTGAATGAGCACCTCAAGATAGATATGAAGCCTATTGCAGTTGATGATGGTACAGCGATTAAGAATTTCACGAATGGGTATCTCCTGGGTTATTTGTGCGCCTTCCTGAATAATAATGGGGACGTAGACTTGGATGACGAGTCTTTCGTCAGTGAGCTTGTGGCATCTGCGAGAAGACGCTTGCAATACAAAGACCTAAAGAACGCTTTTCACTTTGATAGCCATCGCATACAACAAACGATTGGAATAACGTCAGAGACACTTTTCGCCCTCCCAACAGATTCATTCTCAACGGAGTTCACCAAGATGTATAAAGACGAATATATTGATGCAATCAACCAATATATACGTACATCTGTTAAGGAGAAATTGCAGGATATTGTCAAGTCGGTGTCTGCACCCAAAGAACAATTCATCAGAAACATATTCATGCAGTATGATGGAGAAGCTGAAACTCCTATTCGCCTACTTGATATGAATAGCATCAAGGGTGTGCATCACGATACGCTGAGTAGTGCTATGGCGTGCTTCTCGTTATGCCTTATCAGGCTATTTGAATTTGTTGAGAAAACAGACGTTGCTGTAGAGGTGATAGAGGCATACAAAGACGACCCTATTGAAGACCTTGCTGGAAGAATCTTTGGCGGCCTTGGGTTGCTTAGATTTGATGAAGATGTGCAGGAGAGCCATATGCGCTTATGCAATCGATTTGCTCATAGTATATCCGAGATGGGAGGGACTGCGTTTAAGAAAATTGCAGATGAATACAATGAGGGGCTTAAGAGTCTCCAAAGCATAGCAAGTAGTTATAGCAAAGAAGGCAACTATGAAATTGCTAACGCCAAAGGAGTGTGCTTAGCTGACGCATTCAAGGATAGTTCCGTGGCTTCCGCTCTAACTGAGGAGACGGAAGTAGTCATAGATGATAACGCTAAGGAGTATGGTCGCCTTAGGCATAAACTCATATCTAAGCTGTTAGGCTCTGAGGACTATCTGATATGGATGAAGCACTCTGATGGTACTGAGTATGCAATAAGGAATTTCATTGGAGCTGTATCCAAAATGATTAGTAGTATGTCTTTTCATAATGCTACGACAGAAGATATATACCATAGTAGTCCGAAAGCACTCGTGCATTATTTCTCCGCTGAGTGCAGTATAACATCTTATGCAATTTTGGGTAAATAGAGAAAGTAATACGATATATGGCGATAATAGGAGTAGATACCCTGATGAGGAAATTTGGCAATGGGAATTACCTCATTGATGAGAAATCGGACGAGATTAGTTTAATCAAATATGTTGGATTCGACAAATTCTTTGAGGATAAGTTTAACAATATAGGTGACGAGCTTATTAAGGATACTCTTGAATATGCTTTCGATGTAGCTGATGGGAATGAGTTCACGCCCGATAAATTCAAGGGTATTTCAAGAGGCAAAATAAAGCAACAAAAGCTAAGGGATACTCTTGTTAGGTCTCTTGCCTTTGAATCTATAGCCCACGGGGGACGTTCGTATTCAGACTACTATGACCACATTTGGCATATGTGCGATATGTGTGGGTATCCCGATTTTGAAAACAATGACGTTGCTGATGTCTTGTATGATGAAATTGAGTACGCTGGTATTCAAATAGAAGTGGAAAGGTTTATAAAGAATAGAGAGAGCGAAATCAGCAAACACCCGAAGGAAAACGAACTTGAAAACTTCTTTGTATTCATCTCTTCCTATGGTGATGATGGTCTTAGAATATCTGATATGTCAGAGTATGGAGATGCAACGAAGAGAATTATAATGAACAAACTTGACGAGTACCTTGGGTTTGTCAATGCCTTGATATACAATCTCCGAGTACAGCCAGCAAAGCTCAAAACGTTCAATGGCGATATTGATGGCGCATATGAATATCTCAGTGAACACACATATGGAGGTACGCCTTTTAGTTTTGATGACAATGTCAAGAATATGCTGAACAGAGTCCTCGGTCGGGTTGATGAATGTTCAGAATGGCTTGATGATAATTTTAACGCCATTAATGAGTCTATGCTTAGAAGTGGGGATGATATTCAAAAAAAGAACTATGGCTATCTTGCGTCATCATTGAGTGGAGAGTTTAAGAGGACTGACTTTGTGAGTAATGTTAGTTCGGGATATATGGGACGAATTTGTAGTATGATGAAGTTTTTGTTTGGAGACAAGAATGGGAACTATAACATTACTATCAATGTCGGTGGAGAGTATTACCTTATAGAGAACTTTATCTATTCAGGTATTATGGCATGTGAGTTGGAGACTTCGGATACGGATTATTCGAAAGATTTGCTTGGTAGATACGGAAAAGTGAATAACCCAGGCGAGTATGGAAGTTTGAAGGGAGATAACGACTATCGCTTTGCATTAAGAACAAATTTAGTTTATTACACATGGCAATCATTGGCGTAGACGTTTTAATGAAGAAGTTTGGCGGGAAGGAGCACTTTTCCGTTGATAACTCCTCTGACTTGATGGAATCGCTTATCCCGCTGAAAGGTGGGGTGGCAATGTATGACTTGGTTGATAGTATAAACCAAGATAGAGATATAAAAAACATCTTTATTACATCTATCTTTGACGATAGGAATGTGATAATTAACCGATTAAAGGTACGACATGGATTCGATTTGTCGCATAAGAATGCGATTTACGCTTGCGATGAAATGATAACGAAGGTTGTTACCAATTTTCTATTCAGTAAGAAGTCTTCATCCGATATAAGCTCTGAGTCCTTTCTTGAGGTTGCGGATGATATTTGGAGTAGTTTAGGTGGAGCATCTGTATTATGTAATTATGACGAGTTCAAAAGAGCTTTTTCAAGCGATGATGTTCTAAGTCTACTTAAAGGACTAATGCGAAGAAGTACTGATGAGGATGATTGTCTCCCAAAAGAGATGTTCTTCGCTTGCTATAACACTTCTTCAAAGAGGGTTGAGTATGGGCTGTGTAGTAAAAAACTTAACGATATATACTATGAAAGTCCTGATATTGTAGAGCAGGAGTTATCTTGTATGTCTCTTTTTATGTACGACCTGATTAGGCTCATTGTACAAGATGGGCATATGAATGATAGCCTTCGTAATATGCCCATTGAAGAGGTTATCAAGAAAATCAAGACGTATTTTTATGGCTCTATTAGCAATAACATGAGCTATTATTTTGACCGCAAATTTGGAACTACATATAATAAAGGAAAGGTAAATACAGACTTGTGTAGTCAAGTTATGTCGTGTTTGTTGCGAAAGAGCAATGAGCAAATCAATAGACTTATAAAAGGTGTCAGCTTAGCTGATTTAGGTTCTTCATCTAATGGGTTCTTCCCTCAGGATGGCGATTCATTCCTTTCGTTTCATGCTCAATTTGAATGCGACTCTACTGGTGTCCCAAAGGGAATCGGTCATCCGATATTGAACAGAAAGAAGAATATAAACCTCGGAAAGCTCAGCGAATGGTATAGGTCTTTTTATGGGGATGATAATGGTGTGTACAGCGTAATATACGAAGTGAATGGAGAGAAGTTTTTCATTGAAAACCCTTTGTTCTTTATGCCCGCATCAGGTTATGTCAAACTTAGGAAGATGAACTCATACGATGAAAATTCGTACAATATAGGAACGACAATCAATTACAAGGTATGGCGATAATAGGAGTAGATGTCCTAATGAAGAAGTTCGGTGGACATGACCATATATATGGTGGAGACACTAATAGTACAATAACCATCCTTGGTGGGTCTGTCAGCGCAGAGAAATTCTACGAAGATTTCAAGTCATCTACATTAAAGTACGTCAACGAGATACTCTCGTACGCAGACAAAAATAAGGGGCTGGAACATTCACTTATGGAATGTATGGAGAGTGCAGGTCTTACGGAAGTGCTCAAAGATAAAGTTGGCTACCTGAAGAGATGTATGTACCTTCATTACATCCAAAGAGATGGTGGGTATGACTATACAAGTAGATACGTAAATGAGTCTGCTATCGCTGTTGCCTCCTCAGTTGTCAAGAGCAATGGAGGCTCATATACCAGCGAAGAAAAGAGGGAGATATTCGAAATCGCACGCTCTTTGTACACAGAGATATTTGATAGGATTGATGGATATATATCATGGACTATTCCGCTTCAGCAGATAGATTCAGTTATATACGAACATTTCAATAACTACGATATGCGCCCACTTATAATCTGTAGGGACGAGAACGATGAAGGACAATACTCGATTGTAGATACAGACCTTATTAGAGCGAATGGGGATGCTGATGACGCTATCCAATTACATACTTGGAAACTGATTAGTTGCTTTCTATTCATCTTGTCTTGGATAAACAAATCTCGGTCAAAGAGGCTTCAATCCATAAGGGATAATATCGGTGTAGTTAAGGAGACTATATTAGCTGGTGGTATCGGTATATATATGGACGAGGATAGCTTTGACGACAACTTCACCGATGACCTGCATAGGCTTATCTATAAGATGCTGGAGAAGTCTAATGAGGAGATTGTTGAAGTCCTAAAGAGCTTCAATGAGGACTTTGATAAAGCAGATGAGGAGTACTCCTTGATTGGATGTTTGCCAGGTAGGAGCAAAACGTATCGTGTAGTGAATGCAACACTCAATGTGGTGATTTCTCCATCAGGAGATGTTGTACCTTTCGTTGAAGAAGATGCTATTGCGTCTACATTCCGATTTAAGGATAGGTTTGATACCTGCTTTAATCTTTTGTCTGCGCTTATCCATGATGGCGATTATGGGTATACGATAGATATACATCCGAAAGGATGCAGTCAATACGTATTGGAAAACGTTGTGTTTTCTTCTGTTGTAGGTGAAACTACAAAGTTTAGCGGAGCAGGTGGAAGAACAGAGTCTGATTTTGATATTGTTCCCGACAACATAAAAGAAGACGGGATGATGCTCGTGTCTTTCTCTAAACATTATGTAAATGGCTAACTAATTATTGCATATATAATCCCCTTGCAGGTATATCTTGCGAGGGGATTTGTTTTTTATATTGGAATGCTTTACCTTTGCAGTACATAACGATATAAACGACTAATCAGACTATAAGCAAATGAGCAACAATCAAAGTCGTGTAGTGGTCGCTTTTGACTACTCCAACATATTCTACCGAGGGCTCTTCACCTGCACCTCTAAGCGTGCGTCTAACGGGCTATTCTTCTCGGCTGATGATGACCTTCGACTTCTCGGCAATGTCGTCCTCAGTCAGATTGCAGGGCTTATCAAAGACCTTGCTACGGGATGCGATGTCGTCTTCTGTGTGGACACCCTTGGCTCTTGGAGAAAGGATGTCATCAAGAAGATTGACTGCCTATCAGGTCTTGGATACAAGGAAGGGCGAAAGAAGAAGGAGGACTTTGATTGGGATGGCATTCATCGCACGATGCAGGAAGTCCTTAGCGTCCTCCGTGAGAAGGGGTATAACATCCTCTCCATCCCGCATGCTGAGGCTGATGATATGATGGCGTTCCTTGCCGATACGCTTATCAACAAGACGGACTGCAATAGCCTTGTCATCATCTCTGCGGATGAAGACCTACGCCAGCTCGTTAGATACAAGGCTGAAACGGGTCAGTGCGTGATGGCGGTCAATCCCGTATCAAGTCAGGAGAAGGACATCAACAGAAGAGGTAAGCGTACAATCTATATCTGCGAAGAGCAGAACGAAGCATCAAAGCAAACGGGTAGCTTCTTCTCGGTAGGGTTGTCTACCAATATGCGCCAGCTCGTGTATATCCGTAACTGCATGAGCTCAAACAAGTACAACCTTGATGTCATCAACCCACACGACATCCTCATCAACAAGCTCCTCTGTGGTGATGACGGAGACTCCATCCCTGCGCTGTATGAGTTCTACACCAAGACGGGACGTGTCAAGCGTATCACGGCTAAGCCCAAGGAGTATATCGTAGAGGCTCTTAATGTTAAGAAGGCAGAAGACCTCTACAACAACGTAGACCTGCTCCCAAAGGTCATTGGAGAGTCACTCAAGACTGAAATCCTATACAACCTGAGGGAACGCCTGCAAATCCAGCGTGAACTCGTGGAGCTTGATACGAACAACTTCCCTGAGGAGCTGAGAACTCTTTGGACGTACACCATTGAGCCAAGCATCCTCATTAACGCTACACGCCCTATCAACCCTCAGTACAATATGGATATAACCGAGGATATGCTTCTCGCTGATACCAAGTTCGTCATTGAGAAGGTTGAAGGAAGAAAGGTCATAGAGCATAGCGTACTCAAGGAGCTCAACCGAAGTGTACGTAGCAGTGCTGTGGATGGGCGTAGCACGAAAGACCTTCTTGATGATATGTTCTCCTAAATTCGTGTTTCAAAATGGCTGATTTTAAGTTTGCAAACTGCAATCCAAATGGATTTGAGCCTATCGCCTCAGGTCTTGCTAAGCTACTACAAAGAAAGATAGATGAATATCTTGACAGCCTAATCATCCCACTTTACGAGGATGTAAAGATGGGTGCAGATAGCGAGCTTTTCAAGGCAACAAAAATTCACCTCGGAGACGTATCAGATGATTATGCTCGTGAATATATGTTTACCAATGGTGTTCTCGTTGTGACAAACCATTTCTTGATGAGCTTGACCCACGCAACGAGAACAGATAGACTTGCAATGTTATCTGTTGCTCCGAGTGTATCAGATTACGTTAAATCTGTCGATAAGTTTGTCGCTAACATCCTTTTTGATAAAGTACGCCTTCCTAAACTCTCAGACGATTCTGCCTACAGACTTGATGTGCTTTTCCCATTTCTGCTGAATCTATATCAGATAGATGAGAATGGCGTGCGTCTGAACAAGAACAATCGCTATCCAAAGAAGGTCAGTTACAGCGATTTGAACAACATATCTATAGATGGTTCATTCTTATCATTATCCCTTGATGCAAACATACCTATCGGAATTAACAATGGTTACAATCCAGCTCCATACGTGGTAGGTGAAGAAGTAGCACCGAGAGATGTAGTGATGTATGCTGATGCCTATATGAACTATGAACATATCTCCTCTAAGAAGATTAAGGCTATGTTTTCGGCTACGGAAGATATGTTTTTATCTTCAACCTCCTTGGAAAAATCAGATAGGATGGAAGGATTTATTGAAGCGATTTCTCAATGTATATTAAACTCCATAGAAGACATTGAGGAGCGTGGTAACGCAGTATACAACTTCAGTAAAAAGGAACTTAGAGAGAGTGGTATTTTACTCAACAATAGCGGTATTGAGGAAGATATGAACTCTCTCACTCTGAAGGGGTACTTGGAGATTATACGCAATCGTAGTCACATACGAAAGGAGTATGATGATGGATACTTCTCGTCCGTACCTGACAAGCTATGCGGTAATGGTTCACATATAATTCAGTACCCATATGGCTACACGGGTGTTAAGCCGAAGAGCTTAGACGAGTGGATTGAAGAGATACGCCTCGTCAAGGAAAATGGGTATAGGAAATGGTCTTATGACATAATCTTCGGATACATAAATAATTACTTATCGCTCCACACATCAACTATCAAGGAGCTTGCAACGAAGTATAAGAATATCGTAAACTCGGCTACCGAGTCCATATCAGAAGGAAAGAAGGGTAATTACATGAGTGTTACTTACGATGGGATAAGGTATCTACTCCGAAGGCTGGTTGCATATATGACAACTACAACTAATATCTACATACGAATCAATGATGACGATGCCAATGTAGATGGTTCATACGAGTTCAAAATATACTCAACTGCGGAAATGTACGCAATCATATAACAACAAGTAATGGAAAGATTTAAGATAGAACCCACGGGGCGCACGTTCCGTGAGGAGTATGTAGACTGCACAGCAAATCCTATCCTGAGCCGTTCTATGGGTACTATAGGGCTGTACTACGCAGAGGTTCTTAGTCACTTTATCCGTATCTACGGAGGAAAGCCAAAGAAGAGCCTCAAGGGTAAGCTGAAAGGGGTCTTCGTTGGATTATCAGCAGACACGCCAACAGAGCTGAAGGACAACCTATTCGTACGTGCAGTGTCCGAGGTATTCAACTCAGGTGATAACAAGAAAATCATCCTGAAATTCATCATGGGGGTTCTTAACCTGAATAATATGCTATCAGTCATTTCTTCGGGAAGGGATGGAAATGCAGATGTAGACAAGTCAGTGTCATACCTCGTTGATAGCACATATGAGTACTTATATGGTAAGCTGGTGAAGTATGGTTCATTCATCACCCCCGAAGAGGTCAAGGTATATATGAAGAGGTATATCATTGACCACGTGATACCATTTATGTACACCATCGTTCAGAAGGAAGACATCGTAAGCAACAAGGGAATTGCTACAACACAAGTCCACTCGGAGGTGCAGGTCGTATTCGGCAAGGATGACAATGGCGTTCTTCGCTCCTCTACTCTTAATGGTGAGGTTGTCCGTAGTTTTAACTTTGGATGCTTTGGCATTTCATCGGATGCAGATGCTACGGGGTACGATGGATTTGTCTACACCCCTAAGACTATCCACGAGTACCTTGACGATACCTTCTACAAGAAGACATCAAGACCTATAGAGATGTTCCCTTGCTACGTCTACGAATACTTCAAGGACGATAAGTGCAAGAGCTATGGTAAACTCCCGAAGTTCAGATTTGGGATGATAACCCCCGAGCTTCGGGAGAAGTCGGAAAAACTCGCTCCAAGAATTAGGAACTTCATTTACAACAGCCCTCAGAACTATAGGTACAAGTTTGACCTGATTGATTATCAGAAGCTGAGTAGCTATGAGACCCGTGAGATGATACTTGAAAAGATGCTGGAAAGAATGGAGTCCGTGTTCAACAACAAGATTGACTCGGTCGTTGAGTATTTTGAAAGATTCGTTAAGACCCGTGTTGATACCTACACCGAGTTTAACGAACTCACGAAAGAGATGTTCGGGGTCAAGTGCACGTCCTTTTATCAGGATAATTGCTACTTTGATTTCCCTGCATACCCTTGGCGCACGAGATTATGGGCAAGCGTATTCACGGATTCCGATAAGAAAGAAACAATCCACACTCCTGGGAGTCTTGCGACCATCCCTCTGCACCTCTACCCTCTCAGAATTGAGGAGTATCCCTTCAGTATGTGCCTTGAGTTTGACATCCGTGATGTGGGATAGCCTACACAAGAATCATATACAGCAAATCCCCGAGGACTATTCCCTTGGGGATTTGTTTTATTCAAACCTAAGCACTACCTTTGCAGTACAAACTAACTAATAATCTCAAAAGGATATGTCAATTATACCTTATGATGTTCTCTCCCGCCACTTGAGCAAGGACGTGTTTATCAGTAGAGTTGCGACTGATGATGAGGATACTATTAAGTGTGCAGGCTACCCATACTCCTCATTCGTTGGAACGCTATCTCGAATCCTTGCAGGACGTATTCGTGAAGCCGATGAAAAGGTTGCTAAAGCCATTCTTGCAGATTTGAGTAAGGGTTTTGATAGCGACTTATACAAGAAGGCTAAAGGCATTGTCGAGTCTTGTTCAAAGAGCTGGTACGCTCCATCTCTTGCGTCATCGTCTGATGGTGAGAGGAAGAATACATTAGCCCATATTATGGAGCAAATAGTGATATATACGTCATACGTTAATTGCTTCATCTTGAGGTATACTAATGTCATGTCGGATATATACACCAAGCGTAGGGTTGTAGATTACTCATGTGATTTCACAGAGTATATTTCTCCTTTCCATTTCTCACCGAGACTTATCATTAGTAGTGCTATGGACTATATGTGGGATACTATTATCCCTAATGTAGACTTCTCCGTTGAGGATAGGTATGGCAGACCGAATGGTTGCGTGCCTGGGGTATCTGATATTGTTATCCCAATCGGCAGGGGAGAAGTCGGAGGGAGAGCGATGGTTTACGACAAGCCTGCCTTTAACGATGACGGCTCTATTCAGGTTTGTCCTAAAGGCATGGAGACTTCCCATTCTACTGCGAGTAGACTTATGTGTGTAAACGTTGGGTTTGACGCAAATAGAGGTATGTTCAAGTGTATGGAGATGCTTTACAAGGTATTTGACCATTTGGTTAGAACAAAAAACGCCTATATCTATGTTCCGCATTTTAAGTCCGATGCAAGCAGGATAGATAACATGACTTATGAGGAGCTTGTTCGTCTCTTTGACTTGGAGAATGGTATGAAAGGTGACGATGGTTTTCCCAAAGAGGACTTAGAAGCTCTTGATGGCTATCTTGACTCGTTTAAGGCAAAGGAGCATCTAACAAGGGAGGACTTACTAAAGTGTGTTAAGTTCCTACAAGGGAGAGACCCCGTAGCTATTGCACCATTCAGCGACCGATTTGGGAATAAGTATCTCTCTGCTCCATTGCATCCATCGGTAAAACGTGAAGAGACCACAAAATATCAGGTTCGCAGAAAGGAAGTAATAGAGACCTTGTGGGACGTTGAATCGGAAAAGTGTAGGCTTACTCCTATATACGTTAAAAAGTACTCTTTAGGCTGGTGGAATGTTGCCGATGGGACTATCTTCCGAAAGTTATCAGATAGCATTAAGGTATTCAACCAATCTGACATCAATCAGTTTAGGCTTAGAATGGAGGATGAGATTGAGAAAGAGTTTGGTGTTGCTGGTGATTACAGCTTCGTTGAGCTTCTTGATAACGTTTATGGCTTGAACTTAGGCAATTACAAGAGGTATATGGATTTTATTGGATTTGCTCTGTTTCAGCTACAGCGTAGGTTTGATACAATAGGCTCATATAAGCTAAGAGAAAATAAATGCACCCGTATTTTCGGTGCTCATGTTCCTATGGTGGCATATATTGATTTTATGTGATAGCCTAATTCCACCATACTGAAAAGCAACAGCCCTATGGATAAATAATCTATCCGTAGGGCTTTCTTTATATCCCTACCTTTTATATTATTCACAATAACATGGAACGAAACATACAATACATTGCGGTGCACTGCACGGCATCACCTCAGCATTGGGGTGTAGCAGAACTTAATCGTGTCTTCAAGCAGAGAGGGTTCAAGAGACCTGGATACCACTACGTCATCACCAAGGATGGTGTCGTCCATCCTATGGAGGCAGAGGAACGTTATAGCAACGGGGTCAAGGGTTTCAATATGGTCACGATTAACGTGGCTTACGTTGGCGGTATTGACTCCACGGGTAAGGGTGTAGACAACCGCACTCCTGAGCAGAAGGAAGCCCTTAGAGAGCTTCTAAAGAAGCTGAAGGCTAAGTACCCAAAGGCAAAGATTCAAGGTCATAGAGACTTCTCTGAGGACAAGAATGGCAATGGTATCATTGACCCTTGGGAACGTATCAAGGAGTGTCCTTGCTTTGATGCTATCCCTGAATACAAAGACCTTTAAGATTATATTATGGATGCAGAAGTAGCAAAGCTATATAACCTGCTTCACGCACTACGTGGCGAGGTAGAGACTATTAAGAATATAGTAGAGACCTCAGGCTCTGAAAGAGTCAAGGGCGAGGTGGAGCATTTCACCAAGGAGTTTGACAAGCTGAATGATAGGGTGTCTGCCCTTGAGAAGGAAGTGCGTAAGCCACTTGCAGAAAAGGCTTCTGATGTTGCCTACCTCAAGTCGGTATTCCTTTCTAAGAGCCTATCTACTATTGGTAGTGGTGTTGCTACGGGTGTCGTCCTTGATGGTGATAGACTTGTCGTTACGTTTGACAAACCTATCACGATGGAAGATGTGAAGGAGTATATTCGTAGCATCGGTGTCACGGATAAGGAGCGTCTTGAGACGGCAATGAATATCCTTAGGGGTGAGATGATGCCACGTAGGATTAGCTACAGCAAGGGTAACGATAGGGCTAATGATGATGAGATTGTAAAGAACATCACGTTAGACGATGGTACGGGAGAGCTGTTCGTTACTTTCGTGCATAAATAATATGATGTGAAAACATATCGGATTTTAAGAGAGTGATGTTAGGGGTCGTGGTGCGGGAGCATAGCGACCCCACTCTCTTTTTAGTAAATAGCTAAGAACAAATTATATATCGATATATACATGAGTGAAGAGAAAAAGGGGCGCAAGCCTATCCCCGTTGTCCTTCTAAGGGACGGGAACAAAAACCCTTACTTCCCTCAAGTTGGGTTTGAAGCAGTTGTAGACCCTATCACCCTCAACCCTATCTTGGGTACGATGGCGAAGGAGGATGCACAGCACTACCTTAACCTTGAGACACTTCTCAGAGAAGTAGGGAATGAACATACGTACCTATCCTCTATCACGACAAAGGATGGTCAGGCTACCATCAAGGTTGGCTCTCTTGACGCTTTCATCGCACCATTCCTCAATGGTATCAGACGTGGTGAAAGGTCTCTCCAGCCTTCGGCACAACTCCTTGAAGCATATAGCAGAAGGAACAACGGGCAACTCCCAGGAGCTCCTTCTGACCTGACGACTATCGTCACGGGGCTGTATGCTTCGGAAGATGGTGTTGTTGGGTACAATGAGCTTCCTATTCGTGATATTAGCGGATATGTATCTCTTGATACGATTAAGCAAATTCAGTCAAGCAATATCCTTGACACACGTTTCCTTGCTCTGAAGAATATCTTATCTCGTGGTAAGGTAGGTGGTGCGAAGAACCAAGTCGTCAAGGAGATTTCTACCAATGAGGCTGGCGAGCTGGTCATCGTTTATGGCGTGTCTGATGCTGAGACGTACCTGCCCGCTGTCAATGGTAAGTTTGACGAGGTCAAGAGAGAGTATTCTTATATTAAGGATTCTATTGACAAGTTCAAGGAAGACCTTAAAAAACATTTTGCTACCGAAGGTAGACCTACTGAGAATATCTCTTTCCTTGATGATTACCTAAGCCACGATGCTCCTACCAAGCATTACTCAGGGGATATTGAAGACCCATCAGACCCAACTCTGAGAGGTCGTATCCTTAATGATATTAGGTACATCAAGGAAGGTAACTCTTTCAAGACCCACCTATACTACTCCAATGCTCCTGACCTCTCTAAGTACGCTCAGAAGGATGGTGCTGAGTTCGCCAAGGTAAACTCTGCCATTCGTGAGGAGAAGGACGAAAGAAAGGCTCAGGGTACTTCTATCAGGGAAGAGGTGGCTCGTCTGTCTACGGAGCTTAGAGAGGCTGATAGCCTTATCTCTGCACGTGTGGATGACCTTGCCGCTAAGACCGCTCCCTTTGATGATGTCGCTACTATCCTTGAGCAGAACGCTAAGATTGAAGGTAAGTACAATGCCCTGAATGCAAATGTCACTTCAACGAAGGAGCAGGTTGCTGAACTCAAGAGCGAGCTGAATACCCTCAAGAACAACGAGAAGCTCAGCGATGATGCTAAGTATGTTCGTGTAGAAAACTTCACTACGGAGGTGAAGGATGCTCTTGACCTTGATGCAAGCGACAACAGCGTTGTTGTATCTGTAATCGCAGACGAAAGCAATGGGTCTATCAAGGTCTCCAAAGCTCCACTGCCTTCATTCAGTGAGTACGCTAAGACGGCTCAGGTGAGTGACATCGTTGGCGATGCTGTCTCCGCTGAACTTCCTCAGATGAAGGATGAGCTTGCTAAGGAGTTCTACACCAAGGAAGAGGTGGATAGCCTTGTTACGATTAACTCTCTCTCTTCTTCTGTTGAAGTCGTAGGTGAAGAGCTACAAGGCGACCCATCTGATACTCAGATTGTCAAGAGCGTTTCTGTGAAGAACGACCTTAGTGGTAAGAGGAAGCTCGTTGTAGAGTATAAGCAAGATGCTACCGAGGAAAAGATTGCTACCGCTAAGAGTGAGCTTGAAGAGAAGATTAGGACGAATAAGATTGACCTTGAACTCCACGTTAATGGCGTGAAGGTAGAAGGTGAAGGTGAGGAGCGTGAGCAGGGTAAGACCTATATCACCAGCTCTGCACGTCTTCTCAAGAGAGGTGAGAATGGTCTGACCCTTGACATCAAGGAAGAAGCCATTGACCTTTCCGCCCTTATCAACATTGACGAGAAGGTGAATGAAATCAAGACTTCCGTCAAGAGCGAGGTCAAGACTGAATCGGAAAGTCTTATCAACAGCAAGGTTCAGGAACTCACTTATACCCTTACGAATAGCTACGAGCAGACCGCAAGCTCTCTGACGAGTTCAGTTACCTCTAAGGGTACAGAGCTGTCACGTAAGGTAGAAGAGACGCTTGCAGAGGCTAAGAAGACCCTCTCTGAGGAAATCAAGTCAAAGCACACGTCTGTAACGTCAGATATTGATACTCGCTTCACGAGAGCAACCTCCGACATCAATGCGAAGATTGCCGAACTGAACGAAGCATCAAAGAAGTTCAAGGAGGATGTTGCTTCCGCTATCTCCGAAGTGAACAACGCTCAGCTCCGTGCTAAGAGTGCTATTGACGAGAAGGTCAAGGAACTGACAAGGGCTATCGGTGAGTTTGAGGCTATCAAGAACTCCTACTCTGACCTTCGTCAGCAAGTCACCAATGAGATTGCTACGCTCTCTTCTATGAAGCTGGAGCTGGCAAAGGTCAATGTCGTCTCCGTTGCTTCTGAACTCAAACGGGATAGGAGCTTCACTGAAGTCCTCAAGGGCGAGAAGGGTGATGAAGGTAAGAAGGGTGATGCTCCTATCCTCTTCGTATCAGGTAGCGGTGACGCTTCCGAACTTCGTTACAAGTACACCTCCGAAGGGCAGTCCTATCCTATCAATGACGAAGAAGGCTCTAAGTTCTTCCTCAAGAACCTCAAGGGTGCTAAGGGCGACCAAGGTATCCCAGGTGTTAAGGGTAACGATGGTGCTGATGGTGAGAGTGCTTATGAAATTGCAAAGCGTACCAACAGAACAACGGCTACTACCGAAGGTGAATGGATTGCTTCTCTCAAGGGTGAAGCTGGTAAGAACATTCAGCTTATCACCAACGAAGGGCAAGTCAAGTGGAGATACGAAGGCGAGACCGACTACAAGAAGCTCTACGATATTCCTGCCATTGACTCTATCACCCATATCACAAGTGGCGTGAACAAGGGTCGTGTCAAGTTCTCCGTTGCAGGGAGGGAATACCTCGTGGATAACTTCTCCACCGAAGAACTCCGTGGTAAGAGTCCTAAGTTCAGAAAGGGCGAGAACAGCATTCAGTACAGATACTCAGACAATGAAGATTGGACTGACCTCGTACTCATCCGAGAACTCAAGGGTGATGAAGGTAAGAAGGGTGAAGCACCTATCCTCTTCGTTGAAGGGTCTGATGACCTTGCCGAGCTGATGTACAAGTATGGCTCTGATGGTCAGGCTAACTCCATTCCTAACCCCAATGGTTCTAAGCTGTATATGAATACGCTTAAAGGTCCAAGAGGTACGGATGGTACTGATGGTCACGATGGGAAGGCTGGCGCACGTGGTGTACGATTCTTTTGGTCTAAGGGGGTCTACAAGACCGCTCCATCAGATGTCGTGGCAAGCATCAACCCCAACTTCCTTGAACTCGAAAAGAACCCTGCCGAGAACGAAGTCTTCGCTACGTTCCTCACGAATGGTGTTACCGACAGAACGGAAACGCTCATTGAAGGTGACAACATCTACAACCCCGAAACTCTTGACGTGTTCACCCTCAGGTTTGATACCACTAAGAAGAACAGATTTGCTCTCTCTTATGTAACGAACATCAGAGGTCTGCAAGGTGTCAAGGGCGAACCTGGTGCTTCTGGGGCTAAGGGAGACCCTGCCGTTATCCCTGCCAAGATTATGGAACGTCTTCGCAAGATTGCCGAAGGCGAAGGTGACGCAGGTGAAGAAGATGGCTGGGGCGTAGTCGCAGGCTAAATCTAATATACACATTGTGGAAGCGAGGTCTATGTCTGATTACCATGATGTAGACCTCGCTTTTTGTTAGATTACAATATATAAGAAATGGCTCATAAAAGCAGAAAGAAAATCAAGCACAGCCTCTTTCTTGAGCAAGCAACGGCAAGGTTTGAACAAAGCACTGACGCTATTGCTATTCTCCTAAACTACAACCCCACCAAGCCAAGTGAGCTTGTCACTGACGAGGCTCATATTGACCGAGTGAAATACCTCGGGCAGGAGATTGTTGTAGGGGCGAAGGTCAATGGTGTTCCCGTCAATCAGGGCGGTGTCATCGTTGATGTCAAGGAAGACCAAGAGAAGGGTAGACTTGTCTTTGAACGTAGAGTGAGAGACTATATCCACTCGGGTATTGCAACGCACCCATCCTCGGATGCGACAGCAAATGCAAACCCCGTTGGTGGAGATATGTATCTGTGTAGTGTAGACGGGAATTTGTGGAGGCATAACGGAACGGATTGGGGTGTCGCACCTATCGCTAACCTCAGAGGTATCCAAGGTCCACGTGGCGAGCGTGGTGAGCCAGGGTCTTCTGTGAATATCCGTAGTGGTAACTTCCGTAGCTCTACTGACCTTCCTGATGATGCTCACGTAGGTGATGGTTATCTTATCAATGGTGAACTTTGGGTGAAGAGTGATGTTCATACCGAACATAAAGGCTTTATCAATGTAGGTCGTATCCAAGGTCCACGTGGTACTCAGATACACAGAGGTGGTGACATCACGGATACAAATACCTTCATCGGTGTCCTCGTTGGTGACTATTATCTGCATACCAAGGAACACGCTATATATGGACCTTACTCTCAGACGGAGAAGTGGGGTGAAGCTCCTCTTGTCTATCTCTCTCCTAATGTCTCTACTATCATAGGTGGCGATAATGGTGAAAAGGTCTTCCTTGCTAAGTCGTGGGGTACAGACCAGCTCAAAGCCGTTAATGAGATTGACCTCAGAGGTCCACGTGGTGAGAAGGGTGAGAGACCTATCATTGAGAGAGAAGGTAATCAGCTTGTATATAAGTACGAGTCGGATGGTGCTAAGGGTGTCATCCTTGGCGACCTTATTGACCTTCAAGGTGTGACTATCAAGTCAGGTAGGGCAGAAGGGAGATTTAGTCCTGACTTTAGAAAGAGGAATGGTGACTACTATATTGCTACTGATGAGGGTGCTATATATGGACCTTACTCCGTGGAAACCAACAGCTGGGGTGAGGCTATTCCTCTTGGTGCTATCAAGTCTATCAAGTTCAACGGGAAGGCTCTGCCTATCTCGGAGGATGGTCAGGTAGAGATTACCCTGCCTCCTATCACGATGGATGAGACGTTTGACGTAGGGTCAAACAACGCTCTGCCTAACAGCGTCATCACGACAAAGTTTGAGTCTATCAAGAAGAACCTTGTATCAGGGATGGAAGCCGTTGTCTCGGAAGACGAGACGAAGGTTACCCTCTCTCTTAATATGCTTGATGGCGACCCTATCTCGGTAGATATTCCCGCTGGTAAAGGCGGTGGTGGTGGCGGTGACGCAGGGTCAAAGATTATCCTGACGACCGCAGTACCTGAGGAGAACGTTAAGATGGGTGATAGTGCTATGATGACCTATACCTATAATAACGTCACCAACGATGGTGCTCAAGCCCCTACGGGTATCAAGGCTGATATTAGACTGACTATCAACAGAGGTGTCGTAGAGCTTTACCATAAGGAGTTCACGAGCGTGTCAAGTGGTACGTATAATATAGACCTCTCTCCATATACAGATAAGGATGGTCTTATTGAAGTGAAGCTCCTTGCTACGTGTACGACAGCAGAGGGTACTATCCAAAAGAAGCAGGCGTACGCTAAGCTCGCTGTGCATAACCTCGTCCTTTCTACTACATACGACTTGTATTCGGGTATAAGAGGTTTTGAGCCTAATACGATGATGACTATTCCCTTCGCTATCCGTGGTGCAGGGAACAAGACTATCACGCTGTATGTAGACGGCATTGAGAAGACAAACGTATCTGTCACGAAGGCAGGTCTGACGAACTCGTCCTTCTCCTTCCTTCTTGATACCAACTACTCCAAGGGGCATCACAATGCTCAGCTGGTAGCAGAGTCTTCTATCGGTGGCGCAAACATCAAGAGTGAATCAATCTACTTTGACTTCTACGTAGGAACGAGCGACAAGCAACCTCAGGTGGGCGTCCTCTTCTCTCGTAAGGATGGTAGGGTAGATACGAGTGCTAACAACGTTAAGGCGATGATGGTTGGTGAGCAGTTCAGCGAACTCTCCTTTGAGTATGCTGTATATGACGCACTCAACTCTTCCGCTCCTACTACGATTAAGATTGGAGACCAAACGCCAAGCACGCTGAGCGTCACGAGAAGCACGAAGATTTACAGAACGACCTTCGCTACCAACGGCGAGATACCTATCGTTGTAGACTGCCGTGGTGTCTCTCAGACGATTACCGCAGAGATTAAGAAGGGTGCTGTGGATATTTCCGATACCACAGAAGGTCTCTCCCTCAACCTCTCCGCTATCGGTAGAACATCTGCCGAGAAAGAAAAGGCTACGTGGAAGTACAAGAAGATTGTAACGAAGTTCTCGCCTAACTTTGATTGGCTCTCGGGCGGTTGGAGAGATGGCTACCTGCATATCACCAATGGCGGTAGTATTGAAATCCCCTATAAGATGTTTAAGGAAGACGCTACCAACACGGGTTGTACCCTTGAGCTGGAGTTCTTCACTTCAAACATCAATGACAACAACGCTCCTATCATCTCTTGTCTTGATGGGAATGTAGGGTTTAAGGCTACTGCGCAGAAGGCAGAGATTAGGACGGCATCTAACGTAGAGGTATCCACCAACTACGCTGGTGGTCAGTCCTACCGAATGACCTTCGTCATCAACAGCAAGAGTGGTAATAGACTTCTTGAGCTTTATATCAATGGTATCCGTAGTGGTGCTGTGAGATACGGCAATGGCGATAGCATCCTTCACCAAACGCCTAAGGGTATCACTATCTCTTCGGAAGGTGCTGACGTGGCTATTCGTAATATCCGTGTCTACGAGAAGGCTCTGAACGATGACGAAGTCCTCTCCAACTACATCTACACAAGACCTACGGCTAACGAGATTATCACGCTGTACCATAGCAATGACGTGCTTACCGACTCAGGTGATGTGTCCATTGAAAAGCTCCGTGCTAAGGGTAAGAGCGTACTTCGTTTCGTAGGTGACGTGAAGAAGGTTATTGAGACGAACAACAAGAAGTTTGAAGTGCCTATTGATGTGTACTTCTACTCTGCCTATGGTAAGCAATACGACTTTGTCTTGAAGCAGGGTGGTCTTCGTATCCAAGGTACGTCTTCTACTACCTACCCAAGAAAGAACTATCGTATCTACTTTGACAGAAAGAAGAAGTATGGTACGACTTTGACAGTAGGTGGTGTAGAACAAAAGGAACTCAAGTACTCCTTCAAGCCTAATGCTATTCCCGTACCACTATATACCCTCAAGGCAGACTTCGCTGAATCCTCTTCAACGCACAACTCAGGTGTGGCAATCATCATCAACGAGATTTGGAAGCGTGCTGGGATGCTAACGCCACCTCAGAAGACCAACCCCAATGTTCGTATTGGTGTAGATGGCTTCCCTATGGATGCGTTCTTCGCTTCTACCAATGAAGAAGAGAATACCTACCTCGGTAAGTATAACTTCAACAACGACAAGAGCCAAGCCGATGAGGTCTTCGGGTTCAGTGGTGACGACTGCGTCTGTATTGAGTTCCTGAACAACTCCCATCCTCTTGACCTCTTCCAAACGGCAGACATGACGAAGTTCAAGGATGGTCTTGAGTTCCGTTTCCCTGACCAAAAGTGGGAGGAAGCATCGGAGAAGAATAAGAATGCTGTTAAGCGTCTTTGGGAATGGATTGTATCTTGTAAGAACGACCCAACGAAGTTCAAGGCGGAAGTGAAAGACTACTTCAGTGTCAAGTCCCTCTGTTCTTGGTATGCTATGACGGACTACTTCATCATGGTAGACCAAAGAGCGAAGAATATGATGTTCGCTACTTGGGATGGTCTGAAGTGGTATCTTATCCCTTACGATAACGATACTATCCTTGGTGTCCGTAACGATGGTAAGGTCGTATATGACTACGACATTGACGAGGAGACGATGGACGCTCAGATTGGTTCGCACGCCTTCGCAGGTCACGACAGCGTCCTTTGGGATTTGGTTCGTAAGGGTATGAAGAATGAGATTGCAGAAGCCGCTCAGAGTATCCGTTCCGTGATGAGTAACGAGTATGTACTTGATGTACTCAACAAGCAGTTCATGGGTAATTGGTCTGAGCGTATCTACAACAAGGATGGTGAGTACAAGTATATCAAGCCATTGAATGAGCTTGGTGTGGACTACCTCTACTCCCTGCAAGGTGCTCGTCTTGCTCATAGAAGCTATATCATTGAAAACAGATTTAGACTTCTTGATGCTAAGTACCTCGCTGGTACGTATCGTGCAGATAACCTGCGTATCTACTTAGCACATAAGTTCAGCAAGGACAACAAGAGTATCCGTATCAAGAGTAACGACAAGTTCTACTTCGGGTATGGTTACACGAGTGGTGCGCCTAAGCAGAGTGGTGTCTATGCGAGTGGAGCAGGTGAGGTCGTATCGCTGACCTTCAACACTGACCTTATCGTCAATGACCCTCAGTACGTATATGGCGCTTCACGCTTCATGGAAGTGGATATGAAGGAAATCTCTCCATACCTTATCGGTACGATTAACTTCAACAACTGCACCAATATCCGTAAGATTGATATGCGTACCCAAGGCGGTAACGACAAGATTACAAGTATCACTACGGAGAAGTGTTCTCAGCTTGAAGAGATTGATGTATATGGTATCAGTGGACCTTCGTTCACCAGCCTTGACCTCTCTCAGAATGCTAAGATTAAGAAGGTCAATGCCCATAGGACGAGTATCACGAGTATGAACTTCTGTGAGGGTGCTATCGTAGAGCAGATTTATATCCCTGCAAGTATGAAGACCTTGAAGCTCGTGGCTCTTTCTAAAATCACCAAGGAAGGACTTATCTTTGAAGACAAGAACTCCATCACTAACCTTTGGATTGAGGACTGCCCCAACCTTGATTGGGAAGAGATTTTAGAGATGCTTCCTAACGTTAAGTTCCTTCGTGCTAATGGTGTAAGAAAGAGAGAAAGCCCTGAGTACCTTAACAAGTTCAATAATATGGGTGGTATCTCTTCTACGGGTGCGCTTATTAATGAGAGCTGTTCTCTTATCGGTGAGTTCCAAATCCGTGGTAAGTACCTTGATGACGAGGAGTATAGCAGACTTACGGCTAAGTTCCCTGAGCTTTCTATCAGACAGCCTGAGTACAGCGTATATGGCTGGGTAAGTAAAATCAAGAGACAAGGTCGTGAAGACTTCTCAGATGTTATCACCACCGAACGTTGGATTAACTACGACAACGGCACGGGTTATGGCACGAGGAAGGCATACGAGGCAAGTGGTCACATCAAGAAGATTTGGGATACCCGTATGGCTTATATGGGTAAGGAGGAAGAGCGTGGTACGATGTGGGTATATCCCGTACATAGGAATAACTTCACCAAATACCTTGATAATGATAACATAGAGAACGCAACACCCGTAGACCTGAAGGATTGGACGAATGGAAACCTTTGGATTAAAGAACCTGCATATTGGTACAAGGGCGTACACGATTGGGAAACGGGTAATGACTACTTCGTGGTCAGCTCTAACGCTCAGATGCCTTCTATTCCCGAATGTAAGGTATATGACTACAAGGCTATCAAGGAAGAGCTACAACCCGTCATACAGCACTACATTCAGTTCCTCTCTACGTGGAGTACAGATGGTAGTGTCGGTATAGAGAAGTGTATCTATAAGTATAGACCTGATGCTGATATTGAATCCACTGATGTTGCTCTGCACAGAGGTGCTCTTGCCTTGTCCTATATCAAGATACCTTGTAGTGGCTATAAGAGGATTAAGATGCCTCTTAATAGTATGGGTATTGATAGTAGAGATACCAACAACTTTACTGATATACACAATAAGATTGGTGGTAACTACTTCAACCTTGGAGCAAAGCAGAAAGCACCATATCAAGATAGATTTGTATGGGAGCTTCCTATCAGACAAGCCGCTGTGTTTGTTAATAGCGAGGATAAGGTCATCAAGGCTGTACAGCTTGACCCTGAGAAGTACCCATACTGCTACAAGGAGTTATGTGTTGCTATTCCCGAAGGTGCAGTCTATTGCTACACGTCTGTATATACAAGAGATATTGACGAGCTTACGGACATCGTATTGTCTAATAGCGATGCACCCGAAGATTGGGAATGCACTTGGATTGAGGTCAAGGAAAGGTGGATTGCTACCAATCCTCTTCACTACGAAGAAAACTCTAACCCACGTATGTTCTCCACCTCTCTCAATGAGAAGAGAATCCTTGCTGACCCAACGGATGCCTCACAGCTCCGCTTTGCAGAAGTGAACTCGTACTACGACAACGTATCCTACGAAGAGTACAAGGATATGTTTAATCTTATGTACGCTTACCACGGGACATTTGCCCTTGCCGAAGTGTATGGTCGAATGGGCGTGTATGCGTGGGAATCGGAGTGGAGTATTATGAGCGGTCGAAGTAAGCAGAAGTGGCAGACAGCCCCTGAACGTGGTCTTCGTGGTACAAGTCTGAAGAGTAAGGATGGAAGTATAGGGAATACTATAGTTGACAGATACCACTCTTGGTATGTATATGAAGATGGTAGTGGTCAGGAAGATAGACCTCTTACAAGCTATGGTGGTCATACGTGGCTGTGTCCTACTCTGCCTATTACGATGTCTGTACACGTCAAGGGTAGTGTAAGCTCAAGTAGCACCAAAGGCTTAGGCTTCCTATTCTCTACTAAGAGAGATATGACACCAAAGATGGGCGAGAAACTCGGCAAAGACCTCGTTTATATTGGTCAAGGCTATCTTATAACTAATATGTATAGCGGTTCAGGCTTCTATGATAGTAGGAATAGCGAATGTAAGAAGGTAGAGGCATTTGAGAATTATGGCGGCGTAGGTTATCGTAAGATTCAAGGTGTTGGTACTCATCTATCATCTGTTAACAATATCGTTGGATGGAGATTTAATGGTTATACTACTGCTTACTCTATTAACCCTATCGGTGGTAAGTATATGGATATACTTCCAAGGAGTGTTGATGTGGGTATTAACCCAACGAACGATGGTGGAGCTTTCTCTTTCCTTGGGTATGGTTTCAGTTACGATGCTGGTAATGATATGCTTGTAAGTAATTCGAGAGATGCAGGTGGTTCAACGAATAGTTCTAATTGGCTTGGAGCTTCGCTGATTATTGGTAGACTTCTGCCCAATGACATGAACGACTCTCGAACACGAATGTATGTCCCAATCTTCAAGGGTCGTATTGAGTATGCCACTTCACTAAGTCAGTTTACCTCTAAAGAACAATACAGATTTATTAAAGATGAGAACTATTCAAACTTTAGTTGGTAATCCTTATACCTCGGAAGGGAAGCTATACTACCTACAAGACCCTATAGCTGACCAATGGGTTCTACGCACGGGCGTAGAACTCAACGAGGATGGGGAGACCTACACCTACTCAGAAGTGGTGCTGAATGGCAAGCCCACCTTCTCAGATGTCGTTACGCATGTCACTGACCCATTCTATGAGGAGATGGAACACGAGATTGAGTATGGTCTTGTATATACCACCTTGGATGAAAACAAGGTGAAGCGTGTCATTAGACTGACCGATGGTAATATCCTTGAATGGGGGATGGGCTATCTAATGGCAAAAACCTCGGATGGAAGTTCCTTGCCTCAGAGTATCTTCATAGGTAAGGACGCTACGGACGAGTATCTCTACACCTTCACTACGATGCGTCAGATGACGCACTTCTCTCTCACTTGCTCAAGGCATATATCTAATGCTAAGACAAGGTATTGGGAAAGGCGACAGCGTGTTGATTGGAAGGCTTATGACCTCCCTGAGCTGGAAGGCTATGAGGAGGAAGTGCCCGAAGACATACGTGCGGTTGTAGAGAGTCAAGAGTAATGTAATCTAATAAAAAGAAGAAGAGGGGAGGCAGTATTCTGCTTCCCCTCTTTTGTTGTTGATATGTGGGCTATAACCTACTTCTTGTAGTAGTCGTCATAGTTGTCAATTAGACTTCTAAGAACTCTCTTCCCGTAGTTTCTATCACCAATGAGACATTCGTAGATAACGCTGTACTCAAGCTCATCGATGTTATTGTCCTTAGCGTAGCGGTTCAGCTCCTCAATGAAGAAGGCTCGTGTTAAGTTGCAAGGTAATGTCCAATAGCACTGAAGGTTGTTCCTGAGCTTCAGGTAGTGGTAAGCCTTCTCAAGGTCTTCCTTTCCGTTCTTCTTGTAGTGACGGGTGATATACTTGACGAGGTTTCCCTCAATCATTAGAAGCTGGAATCTTGTGATGAACTCAATCGGCTGATAGGCACTCTTGTAGTGTTCTCCACCGACCTGATGTGCGAGAGGTGATTTCATTTCGTTGTCTGACATTGTTGTTATGTATTAGTGAGAGTTTACTTGTTGATGATGCTCTTTAGGAACTCAATACCTGCTGGTGTCCACACGAGGTAGGTCGTCTCCCAGCTCTTCTTCTTACCTCCTTTTACATTGCAGGACTTATATACTTCATAGCTCTGATTGCAGTAGTCAGCGTGCAGTAGCCACATACCACCACTCTTGTAGATAATCTTCTCTTCTGAGAGGATGGTGATTAGTTCACCGACAGAACGGAGACCGAGTATCTTTGATGCTTGGGTCATTGTATATGTAGTCACAGCTGGGATATGTCTACTTCTCTTACTTGCAAGGAGTGGTGCTTCCTGCATTTCTTTGACAAGCTCCTGGATGCGTTCGTCACGTTCTCTTACGAGAGCCTTCTGACGTT